TTTAATTTCAGGAAGATCAGCGTGATCAAGCACTGGCTTCCACTTGTTTTGAATTTCCTCAGCTAACATTTTTTATAACTCCCTTTGGTTAGGTTATTTGTAAAATTATTTATTATTTGATGGTTCTTGAAATTGCACTGACGTACTTCGCCATGTGTGCTGGTACTGGCGCAGCAACTGGCTCTGTAACTTCAGTTTCTTCCGTCACAATGTTGGTAGCAGCCTTTTCCTTTTTACCGAAATACTGCTCCTTAATGACTTCCAACTTCTTGCGGTAAGTCTCAACGTCGGCAAAGTCAACACCTTCTGACAGTGTGCGGAATTTTTCAACTTGAGTTGCTACAAGACCTTCGGCAACTTCATCAAATGTTGTGACCTTTTCGGCTTCATTGATGATGTTTGAAAGTTCGATATTTTTGTTGATTTGCTCATCCAGTTTTGCTTGAATCTCTTCAAGTTTTGCACTGAGTTCGCCGAGAACATCAACCTTATCTTCTGGAATGTTGATGTATGACTCTGTGAACAACTTGTGCAATCCTTCCATGAAGTCTTCAGCAATTTCTGAACGGAGGGATTCAACAACAGCGAGTTCGTTGTCCTTGATCCACTGTTCAACAACGTAGTCCATATACTGGTCTACCTTTGTTGTGAAATCTGTTTGGAATGACTCAACTGCTTCTTCGATTTTCTTGATTGACTCTTCTTCGAGACGAGCCTTTTCAACAGTCAAGCGAGCATTGATTGCTGCTTCGAAAATTGTTGCTGTCTTTTCTTTGAACTCTTCAGTGAGTTCTTCGCCAGCAAACATTTCTTCAACATCTTCCTTGGCGACCAACTTTGGCATTGGCATCTGGCCAAGACCTGTTTTACCAGGAGCCGTAGCAGATGGTGTCTTTTCAGCCTCTTTGCCAATTTGTGCAAGTGCATCATTCAAAAACTTTGAAAGATCTTCCTTGCCAAGTTGAGCCATTAATGATGTGAATGTAGCGAGCATTTCTGCCTTTGACTGTCCTGGGGCAGCGGCTGGCTTTAATGTGTCTGCTGCTACCGTTTCGTCGAGATTCTCAACGACTTCAGTTTTCTGATCTGACATTTGCAAACTCCTTTAGGAATATTTTTTATTTATTTATAATTTGAAGATTTAGAAATTTCGTTGAGAAATTTCTCGAAAATAGCCAATCTACGTGACTCGTCCAGTGTTTTTGTCTTTGCTGCTTTCTCGATAGCCTTTCTTGCTTCACGAGCAACCAGCATATTGTTTTCCCAACACCACTCAACACCTTCCATAATACCATTCACAAAAGCGTCTGGAGCAGAAGGGTCAGCAACAATATCTGCTGCTGTTGCCAAATAGAAGTCATTTTGGACTTCATTGACACCTTCCTTGTTGAGTTTCAATGAACCCATGCCACGTGACGACACGCCAATTGTGACGCCCTCGCCAATAAGGTTACGAACTATGCTACCCATTGGGGTTTCCATAATCTTTGCCTTACCAACAAAGTTGCTGCCATCGCGACGAAGTTCAACAATTTTATGTGATACACGGTCAAGGTTAATTGTTGGACCATCTGGGTGACCGAGTTCTCCGAGAGCACGACCTTTTTGTACATACTGTTCATTATAACGGCTGACTTCTTTTTCGAGAACATCAATTGGATACATGCGTCCATTGCGGTTTTTAATACCGCCTTGGAGGAAAATTCCTTCGATGTAAAGATCCTTCTTACCGTTTTCTTTTGCTTCGGTAACGTATTTAAGATCTTCAACGACTTCTGTGATCAGTTTCATTTTTATACCTTATGGGTTAACGTATTCAGATATAAATGTTCCGACCTTTTGGCATTCCAAAATTACGAAACAATTTGCTGAACCGATAAAATTGATCGAAAGGTTTGCTGATTGACCGACTGAAATAGGCATACCGCAACCAGCATAATCATGCTGACTGGACGAATCATAAACGGCAACCAAGTCTGACCCGCGCAAAATAGTGATATAACCGTTGCTATCACAACCCCAAATTGCTTGGGTTATATAAGCACCAGTTAAAATTTCATTTGATGTTGCGACATTGCTTACTGAACTATTGCCAGCAATAACCAAATTGACATTCGCACCTGAAGCGTGAACGACAAATGAGGTGTTTTTACGGTTTGATGTAATTGAGTAAGGCATTATTCAAGATTCCTATTTTTGATAGCAAAATCAAGAACAGCATCAAGACCGCCTTCGCGTTCAATTGCTTCAACAAACTTTTCTTGATTTTCTTCAGTCAGTTTTCCAAATACAGAAAGGACAAGTGCCTTATTTGACTCACTCAGTGGTGAGAGCAAATCTTCAATACGCTCTTCAGCGCGGAGTTTTTTCAGGACAGCCCCTGCTACACGTTCTCCTGCTGCCTTTGAGCCGTATTTTTTGGCGGCTGATTTAGCAATTTTAGAAAACTGCTTGCCTGGTTTGCCAATGTCTTTTCCAGCGGCTGCTTCCTTGGCTGAGTAACCTGCCTTTTCTTCAATTTGCTCGCCATCAGCAACTTCAACTTCTTCCATTGCTTTCTTAGTGGCGGTAGCATACATAACTTCTTTGCCGCGTCCTGGATATTTCTTTTCCCACTCTGACGCTGGCTTCATTGCTTTGACCAGTTTTTCTTTTTTCTTCATTTCAGCAGGGGTCATTTTGCGTTCTTCAACTGACTCTGCTTCTTCATAGACCTTTTCATCTTCACCTGGCTCGTGCCCGTGTGCTTCCTTTTTACGGTCTATTTTCTTTACATTGCTTGCCTTAAAAACTTCATCGCCATTACCATTGCGGTCTGGTGTTTTAGCGACAATGTGTTTGTCGACGAACTTTTGTTCATCGGCTGCTTTTGGCTTGTAAAGTTCTAAAAAACTTTTAAGTGTTTTCGCCATTTTCTGATTCCTCTGAATCCAATAAATCCGCAAGTTCTGCGTAAATTTCTTCGTCCTCTAAGACCTCGTCATCACCCCAGTCGAGGTCATCTGAATTCTCTTGTTCCTCTTCCTCTTGCTGTTCAGGCTCTTCACCCTCTTCAGTTTCGGACTGTGGAACATCAACTTGTTCTTCGTCATCGCCTTCTACCGCGTACATTGATTTCGCAATGTCAACTTTTAAAGCATCAAGACGATCAACTGCCTTTTGTCCAATAATTTCATTAAACGCATCTGAAAATTTTGTAGGTTGTTGATCAAAAGCGTAGTAAATCATATCAGCAGTAGTTGGCATATATCCTCCAATCTTTTATTTATAAATTCATCACTCAACGCCAACCATTTCTTCTCCTGGCTGACCACCTTGTTGCGGTGGCTGACCTGAAGCAGAAGGCTGCGTAGGAAGTGGTTCTTGATATTGTGGGTTGTCTTGTTCTTCGACAATTTGTTCATCAATTTCTTTCATATCTTCTTCAGTTTGATACAAGACGTTGCGGCGAACCCATTCATTTGAATAATAACGACCAACAAAATCATTCATATCACGAAGCATTGATACGCGGTCTCTCAAAATTTCTGTATTGCGCAACTCAGCAAAGTGGTTGTCTTGAGCGTATTCATATTTGAATGCATCTTTAAACTCAGCCCAATCTTCACTGGTGATAATACCCTTGAGGATAAGTTGTTTCTCAAGGCATTTGTTAAACAATTCAGAAAACTTGGAGCGAATTCTTGTAATGAATTTTGAAAACTTGACTTCATCGCGGCTGATTTCAGTTGCACGACCCAAATTGAATTGTGCCTCTGGATCAAGTCTTGTAACTGGCACGTTCAATGCTTTATACAGGCGACGTTGGAAGTAAACAATATCATCAATCTCACCCAAGTTTTGTCCACCTGGCAATGTTGTGATTTCTGTTCCCTTACCGCCTTCGCGACGTGGCAACCAGAAATCCTCAAGCATTGTCATAAACTTACGGTCATCACGCACTTCGCCAGTTTGTGAGTCATATACAAGTTTGTTCTTAAACTTGGTCATGATATCACGAAGGTATTGCTCAGCCTTCATTTTTGGTAGGTTACCAACGTCAATATAGAAAATACGACGTTCAGGTGCGCGTGAAATACGGTAAATCACAAGCGAATCTTCCATTGACTTCAATTGGTTCAGTGGCTTGATTGCTTTGTGTAAGTAACCAACCACCAAGTCTCCATTAACATTTACAAGACCGCTGGTTACATGAACAATTGAATCTTTAGCGATTCGAATGCCCGATTGGTTGCTTTGGCTAAAGTCAGCAGTTCCCGCTGCTTTAGTTTGAAACCCTTTGTCACTGTACATGTAAAATTCATCAATTTCAGAAACTACAGTGACATTATTTTTAACTTTCTTTTTCTTGACTTGTTTGACTTTGCGGATTTTGCGTGGGTCAATATAGCGAAGTTCTTTTAATCCAGCACGTGGATTGGCGTCATCAATGATGAAGTGATAGTACAAACGACCATCAACATACCACTTGCGGAAAATTTCATAACTGTATTGATTGAATTCAAGAATTTGTTTGATGTTATCAAACTCTTGAAGGATCATTTTCTTAATAGTATCTGGTTGCTTGAGGTCATCAAGGTTCAGCGATACTATTTCTTTCTTTGGATCAGCAACAATTGATTCATTTACAATATCATCGACTGCGTAGTCGATTTCTGGGTAGGTTGCCATATCACGGTAGCGAGTGACCAACTCGCCTTCTGTTCTGATTGAACCGTCAAGGTCAACATACATTCCATAGACGCCACCTTCAGCAACGACAACTGCGCCGTCTTCACTTAATGGTGGTGCAAATGAAGGTTGAGGTTGCTCATCCTTCTTTCTTTTAATCTCAAAACCAAATAATTCAGCCATTTAACGGAACTCCGAAAATATAAAGATAGAAGGAGGACTTACGTCCCCCATTCTAATTAAGCGCCACCAGCGTTCCCTGTAACTCCACCTGTAACAGTCCAATAATCGTACTGGAATTCAACTTGGAATGTCTCATAAGTATCGATGTCGCCCCAGTTGAGGTCAATATTTGACACAACAATTGGGAACAAACCGCTGAAAGTGTATTCTCTCAGAATTTTACCATCTTTACTGAATTGAGTTACTTGAGCATCTGACTTGTAATTTGAAAGAGTGCGAACGTTACCTTGGAGGCGATTGATCGAATTTGACCATGCTTCAAGTGCGTTGCGAATCTTAAAATCTTCGTCGTTGATCACGGTTACTGTCCATGGATCAAATGTTCGATCGCCAGCCAGTTTTAACTGACGACCGAAGTATGGAACCTGAATTGTACCGAGATTTGATGCTGGCATTGCTGCAGCCTGTACCATAAATGGCACTTTAATATTTGCTGCGGCGTCTTTTGTATCAATTTGTACGCGGAACAGATTTGGTCTTGCACCGCCACCAGCCAGTTGGCTTCTAATTTCATTAATACTGAAAGCCATTTTGTCTTTCTCCTTTTATCCTTATTTATTAGAACTGGCCAACAACTTCGTTGAACTCTACACCTGAGCGAACAGCCACAAAGTTCAACTGGATGAAGTTGATTGACTTGGCTGGCTTGATGTAAATGTCACCAACAAATCTATTACCGTCGATAACTTCGGCTGAATTGTTTGTTTCATCGCAAACAACTCGGAAGTCATAGATGCCACGACGTCCCTGTATATCGCGCAGGAATGGTTCAATCAGATTCTTGAACTGTGCGCGTGTAAATTCATCGTTGAACTCGAACAGCATCGAATTAGCCGCTGTTGCGATTGCTTTCTCAAGCACGATGAAGAGGCGACGGACATTGATACGGTCAAATGCTGATGTTTTACCAATTAATGTCTTATCACCGTACAGGATTGTGCCCTGTCCTGGGAAAGTCACTACTGGGTTGACGCCCTTCTTGTAAAGTTCATCACGCTCAGCCTTGTTTGGATTCCAAGCGAGTTTGACAACATTTTTAATTTGACCACGGTTGAATCCAGCTGGTGAGAACCATGGATCACGGAGGTCAT